TTCCATACAAACGGTAGAATCTTTGCCGCCACTCTGTGATACAACTATTGTGTGATCTTGCTCATACAACTCTTGAAGCCTATCTAGTGCTGCATCAAATACATTCTTTTGAAGGTGTAGCTTCATACCTGTGCCATCAAATAAAAGTACTTAGGATTGTTCAGGTTGTGCTTGTGCATCATCATGCTTTGGTAGATGTCCTCTGTTGAGTTTTTATCATTATACACAACATTTGAAAAACCCAAAACGTAGTACCATTTGAAATTTAATCCTTTGAGAAAAATATCTAAATCACTAAAGCAATACTTGTTTACTGGTATATCAGCACCAACCTCATTGTGATAATGTGGATCATAGCCACCCTTTGAATTTATGAACGTGCAAACTAACATGCCATCATCATTGAGGTGTTGAGTTAATTTTTTTACACCTGCAAGACCACAATAGTCAGCTATGGCAAAGTAACTTATGACAGTATCAAATTTATAGATAACTGGATACTCCATAAAATCAATATGTCTGAACAGATAAGATGGGTGTTTTTCCTCTGCATTGTTAAGCATTTCCTGACTTATATCTAAGCCAAGATAGTTGCTGCAGGGAACTTGTTCATTAAAAATATCAAGAAACAATCCAGTTCCAACTCCTGCATCTAAAACACTGCCGAAGTTTTTGGTGTGAATAATATCTTTAAGGAACTTGTTTTCTGCTTCTACAATTTTTTTATGTTTAGCATCAGAGTACATATCATCATATTTATCAGCAGCGCTGTCATAAAGACCTTCTATATCAGTAATCCCAGTCACTATCTTTCTCCTCAAATACCCTTTTATCATTATGGTAATTAAATTTTACCTCTCCAATACGACCATATAAACCTTGTTCACGTATCTTGCGTGTTATAAGTCTTATGCTGTTATCATCAAAATCTCTGTGGACTGTAACAACTGCATCTGATTGATTATGCCAATGACTTGCGCCTGCAATATCATAAGCAGTAGGTGGTGTGTATTCACCGTTGTTATCTTTAGGTAGTTTTGTTGGGTGTGCTACAACCCATATGGTAACGTCATGCCTTCTTGCGAATCTTTTGCAGTTAGAAATAAAGTCACGTATGTGTTCATCTTCTCTGTAGTTGCCTGATCTTTTTGCGTCTACTTCATTATATGGGTCTATGACAATGCCATTGATGCCAAACTTTTGACAGCTTTGTTTTGCTATTTGCAAAATTTTACTTATGTTTGGTATATGTTCCCTTGTTTCTATAAAGTAAAAGTGTTGATCAATCCATGCCATAGCATCTTGTAATTCTTGTGAAGACATTCGGTCACCCACCCCTTTATCAAAAGGTTTCTCTGTAACTATCTGTGCTAAACGTCTTATGTGCATACTTGTAGAATGTTCAGGTGAAAACACTGCAAACTTCCAGTGGTGGTTTTGTGCAATCTTGACCAAGCATTGATCTAAGAATGTTGATTTACCATGATTGGGTATACCTGTCCAAACATGAAAAGTGCCTTTTAGTATTTTGTAAATATTATCTAGGTTTGGGTATCCTATCTCTAAAGGCTTGGCATAGTTGCCATTGTATAAATCAATAACATCTTTGTTGTAATTTCTTACTTGATAAAGACCGTCAACTGGATATGGTTTTGCATTTTCAATCAACTGTTTAAGAGCATTTGCGCCATACTTAACCAATACATCATTTGCATCTTTGCAATCTTTGGGGGTAACAACATACCAACAAATATCTTTGCCATAGCGATGCAGCAGTTCACTGTTAAGGTTTTTGCCTGCACCATCTGCATCAGTAAACAATATAAGTTTCTTTGCTTTTAGTGGGTGTGTTTGTAAACAGCTAAACCTTTTATCATTTTCTTTAAATGATGTTTTTGCAGGCGCACCATCAGGTAATGTAGTTGCATTTTTATAACCAACCTCATGCAAACTTAAAACATCTATTTCACCCTCAACAAAAATTACTTCTTTTGCATCTTTTACATGCCTGTAGTTATACAAACTTTTTTTAGCTTTTGGTGTTTGTTTGAATTGCTTGTCTACAGTACGGTACTTTATGTTGTCGCATCTGCCATTGAAGCCATTGTAGGGGAAGCCAATCCACTTGTTGTCACGACTAAATATATTGTGTTCCTGATACGTTTCACGACTGATACTTCTGTTTTTGAAATAATCATCAAGAAAGGTGTTTGCACTTGCATCATAATTAACCACGTTAGTTTTGGGTTGATGTTTTTGGTTGGCTTTTACAGAGCCACTAAAATTGCAATGATGACATAGCCACAATGCAGTATCACCTTCAATAGTAAGTGATAGTGGTCTGTCATTCGGATTGTGTGGTGGTTGACACTGTGGACAATTTAATTTCTGTGTTCCTTCACCCCAATCTTTTACGTTTATATTCTGTTCTTGTAAGTTAGCCTGCAAGCTCATTTTTTGATCTCCTCTTATTCTTTTGTTTTACTTTAGTATAGGTGGACACACGTGTCCTAAGGGTGTGGACGTTAGTGTCCACCCTCATAAAATACCTGTTTGATGTGCCTTTTCTATGCTCAACACGTATCAGGTTATTATCCTGTAACCATGTCAATGATCGCCTTATTGATCTATCAGATACGCCACAAAGTTTTGCTAAATGTTTCTCTGATGGGTAGCAGCTAAAGTTTTCATCTGCATAGTTGGCAAGTAGAAAGAGTACTAGCTTTGTTGTTGGGTTTTTACAATCTTTGCTCTTTGCCCAACCTAATGCTTCTATACTCATAGTAGCCCATTATGTGCAAAGGCTATTTAATTTGCAATAGGTAAATCGTAAAAATCGTTAGCAGTTACGTTTCCGTCAGTGGCTTTATATATTGTGTGCATTTCATCTTTACGTGGTATGCGCTGACCATTGCACCATTTTGCAAGGGCATGAGTGCTAAAAACAAAACCACCTTTGGCACAGTTCTCTGTGAACTGTTTATGGGTGATGTTTTCTTGTTTCAGATACACTGACAGTTTCATGCTTAAATCATATCACTAAGTTTATTGCATATCCACCCATAATGTGCAAAAATAGGTTTTTTATTTTGATGTTATTATGAAAAACAATCCATTTGAAAATCACAGCGTTGAATATTTAAGCGCAACACAAATTAACGAATTTATTGCTAACCCTGCTCGTTGGATACTTTGGCAAACTGGTTTTAGAGATCAGTTTGGTAATCCTGCAATGTGGCGTGGCATAGCAGTTGACCAAACAATCACAGAGTCATTAGAGAACACAGACCTATCTGTTGAGGAATGTTGTGATATTGCACAAATAAAATTCCAAATAGAACATCAAATGGCACAAGACTTAAATATACCAGTAGATGAAACCAAACTTCTCAAAGAAGAAAACAGATTAAATAAATTTATTGAAGCTGCTGTGCCTTACTTTAGAGATATAGGCAAGCCAAACTCATCACAGCAAAGAATAGAACTACGTTTTCCTGAACTGCCTATACCAATCATAGGATATACAGACCTACAATATGATGGCATTGTTCGTGATATTAAAACCACTGACAGACTGCCAAAAGAAATACCATCAGGAACAAAACGTCAGCTTGCTATTTATGCAGCAGCAGAAAATGCACAACCAATAGTGGATTACGTTTACGTCACAACCAAACTTTGTGAGGTTAAAACTGTAACCATAGATGAACAAACAGTAACAAACAGTCTTAATGAGGTCAGGCGAGCATGTCAGAACATAATGAACTTGCTTTCATACTCGTCTGATATACATGAGGTGGCATCTTTAGTGTTTCCAAACTTTGATGATTGGCGATGGTCTAAAGATGAAATTATAGAAGCTAAAAAAATATGGAGAATTTAATATGGCTACTGATACATTAATAAATGCTTTGGTCAAGGCACAAAAACAAATTGACCACATAGTACAAGATGCAAAAAATCCTTTCTTTAAAAGTGATTATGCAACTTTGAAGGCAGTGTTTGATTCTGTTAAACAACCACTAAATGATAATGACATATACATTCAGCAAGTAAGTCACCCCTGTGAAGATGGTGTTATTGTTGAAACTATATTTTATGGTCATGGTAGTAGCTTGACTAGCGGACAAGTACACATACCTGCTGCCAAAACAGACCCACAGGCTTATGGCTCTGCACTTAGTTATGCAAAAAGGTATTCACTGCTCATGGCTTGTGGCATCGCTACAAAGTCAGAAGATGATGATGCAGAGAAAGCTATGCGAAGAACTACTACAGAGAAAGCTACTGCTGCACCAAAAAAAGAAACAAAGTACAAATTGATTGCAAGTGCTACCAACAAAGCACCAGTAGCAACTGCAGATGATGAAGAGTCATTGTTAAAAAAATGCAGGTCATTAATGAAAAAACCTGACTCCAAACCTGCACAAGAAATGTATTCAGCTAACAAAGAAACACTTTATGCAGCAATGGAAGTATCTGATGGTGATACAAAAGAAGGCTTTACCAAGATGATCGCATTGTTTGAGGATAGTGATGAAACTTAAATCACTAGATGATTTCGTTTGGAAATGTATGTCTGACGGTAGATGGTGGACGTTTTGGGAACTTCAAGATACCATCAAAAACAAAACAGGCATACATTATGGCGAGCCAAC